TTGTGCTTTGCGAGTTCCGCTTCCGGCTTCGTAAGAAACGTCGCCGTTGTTGTTGAAAGAGATGGGGCGTGTTCGTTTGATCTGTCCATGACGGCAGTAATCAACAAACTGAACGTGTTCTCTTTTGGAACAGCCGGAAATGATGGAACAGCAGCACCCATGACAAACCCCTTTGCTACAGCAAGCCCTTACACTTTATCTTCGCAGTGACCGGCTTTTTTCTGATCGACCGCGTATGTTCGGCGTGACACTTTTTCTTGCACAGCACTTCCAAATCTTCAACTTCACAAAACAGACGAGACACGTACCCCGGCAGGTCTTCCATGCAGTTCATACTACCGCAGGGATCTTTGTGATTGACTTCTACATTCTTTCGGCTGAACCACCCACCGCACTTCTCGCACTGGTACTGCCATTTGAGTCGTGGGTTCTTTTTGCTTATGCTTTTTCGTCGTACACGGTTAAGAGCATCGCACACCAGTGGTCTCCATCGACGGCTCATGTTTCTCAGACCACTTCGGAGAAACGCGAAGAAAGCCGCTTCCGTCCATGTCCCGCTGGCTCTGGTCTTTGGGACTCTGTTCGTTTTCCCTACACGGGTAGCCCTTCTTTTCTTAGGACTTTTTCTTTTTACGACCACCTTCTTCTTCATGAAATCCTCGCCGTTTCAGTTTAGGGGGACGGGTACGAAGGGATCTCATCCCATATTCACCCAATACGCCATCCCAGACTGTAGCGTCTATTTCATCTTTTTGCAACACAAAAGAAGGGGTGCCTTCGTATGGCAGCCGAACCAAAGGTAAATTGTCCTTCACCTGTTGCTTGCTGGATTTGATGTTGGAGTATGTGGTCGTTTTCTTGTTAAGCTGTCTCTTGATGAAGCGTATAGCGGTTTTCTCCGCAACTCCATCGATTCCGGGGATATCGTCCGTATTACAGCCGGATATGGCCTTTACTAATGCCCACAAACGCGGTGGAACGCCCCAGGCTCTTCGGAATGTTTCTACCGTGGTAAAGTTCTGCCCCTTTGGCTCCCAGATGGAGACGGTGGGCTGTAGCAACTGGAGCAAGTCTTTGTCACTGCTGATGATAATGAACTCGTCTTGCTCTCTCTTATTCTGGCACAAAGAGGCAATGACGTCATCGGCTTCATATCCTTCAGCGTAGCAGATGTTTTTGAAACCAATCTCCGGCAGCAGTGTTGTCCGCAGCTTTACGATTTGGTCCATCAAGCCCTGTCGTGACTTCTTTTCTTCCGTGGTCTCCTGTTCTCTCTTTTTCTCGCGGGTTGACTTGTAGGAAGGCAGTACGTCCTTCCTTATCAAGTGTCGCGAGTCGAAACAGAAAGCGACGTTTGTGGTTCGATGCACCTCTTGAAAGTGAAGCAGGTCTCGCATGAAACCAAACATCACACCTGTTGGGATTTCCTTGTATGACAGTTTTTTCAAACTGGAATGGAAAACCCGCCAGCACAGAAAGCTGACATCCAGAACAAGCCACCTTGCCACGTCAACACCCTCCAAGACAATCCCACGTCGAATACACCCACAACTTGGCGTTTTGCCGCTGACAAGGTCAGCCCCATATACAATTTTGCTGCTGTCAGGTCCGTTGCACTTGCACTGCACTCTCCATGCATGGTATTTGTGTTTTCCGTTTCCGAAACGACCCGCATGGGCGACAACCTCTAAACGACCAAATGTTCTACCCATCAGGTTGTGGGCGTTGTTAGGAATAGCGGGCACGTCGTTTTGGGCGGGTGGCTTCTCGAATGTCATTCCACACCTCTCCAACAAGGTTTTGCAACTTCTCGTACCGCGACTCTTTTTCTTCGATGAACGCAATCAACTCTGTAGCCGAAAGAGGTGTTTTGCTGAACTCTCCACACTCCAGCTTTTTGGTCCCTTTCCAGTGGTTGTCAGCAAGCCAAGCCACACACCCACCAATGTCGTCAAACCCGTAGTCGTGGATGAGTGGGATTTCGACCATGCCCCGCTGTGAGCTGTTTCTGTTCTTTTCCACCTTGATCTGAATCAACTTCCCAATTTCACGTTCTTTCTTGCGGATGGTTTTTTTGATTGTTTGCTTCACACTAAACCACAATTCGGTGGTTGCATAGAAGCGAAGAGCCTTTCCGCCGGAACGTGTCTTTGCAGAAAACAACTTCCCAACGCTGTCCCTTGTCTGGGAGATGATGAACAACATTGACCCGTGTCTCTGCATAGGCTTCATTATTTGACGCAGCATCATGCTGTTCACTTTGGCTTTTCCGTCAGACATAATACCTTTGACGTCGCCGTCATCTTCGATGGCGTCTGATATTTGATCAGCCTTTTTCATTTCGGCAAGAGACGTCAGAGCGTCCATACTGTCCACGACTTGTATGGTCGGTCCAGCTTTGAATGCTTTCTTCGTTCGACTGTACATCTCTTCTACCGTTTCACTACTGCCCCACGATTCATCTTCCATAAGGAAGGGGGGTCTTACTTTGTCTTCGGTGGCTTCCCCGAAGCACTTTGCGACATCCATCTGAGCCCCGTCTTCTGGCTCATCAAATACCATGTCGTAGTCAGAGAAGTTCTCGTCGTGGGATGCCTCAGCAAACAAACCCATTGAGAAGTATGTCTTGCCCGACATACTGTCACCCACGATGAAGTTGTAACTACCCTTCATGAATCCGCAGAAAGGGTCGTCTGTCAGTAAACAGTTCAACAGTGTTATGCCTGTTGAAAGGAAGTTGCTTGTATCTTTTGACATGTGGTCCCTAACGAGAAGAAAGACCGGGGATTTCTCCCCGGTCTTTTGGTGCCATCGAGTCAGACTAGACTACTTCTTCTTGCCCTTTGCAGGGGCTTTGCCCTTCTTTGGAGCAGGTTCGTCGTCGTCATCATCGTCATCGTCGAATGCGGCATCGACGTCATCATCATCATCATCATCATCGTCATCATCGTCATCATCGTCGGCAGGCTTTGCTTTGCCCTTGCCCTTCGCTGGTGGTGCGGCTTTGCCCTTGCCCTTCTTTGGAGCAGGTTCGTCGTCATCATCATCATCGTCATCATCATCGTCATCATCATCATCGTCATCATCATCATCGGAGGGCTTCTTACCCTTCGCCGCTGGCTTGCCCTTTGCGGCAGGCGGAGTAGCAGACGATGCGATCTCTTCCACCAATGCCGCAGCAAGCAACTCAATAGCTGTTGTCAGTTTCGACTTCGCCATAACACAAAACTCCAGTTCAATTGAAACAGAAAGGGAACAGACAAAAAGGACTCAAGGGCTTTTGTGGTACTCGCACTATGATGCTCGCAATAGGCTTTTATGCAGCCTTCCCAGCCATCCATCCGGTTACCCGTCTGAACCGCTTACTTGAGTATAGGAAAGGGCTTTCGCCCTATTTCTTTTTCTTGCGACGAGGAACGTCATCGTCATCATCGTCATCATCGTCATCATCATCGTCATCGTCATCATCATCGTCATCTGAAGACTTCTTTTGCGTAGTCTTCGTCTTCGATGACTTTTTTCGAGGGGGTTCTTCTTCCTCATCGTCATCATCATCATCGTCATCGTCCACTAGTGGACGTTTCTTGGATGACTTCTTCCGTGGGGAAGGTTCTTCCTCGTCATCGTCATCATCATCGTCATCGGACGGTTTCTTGTCTTTCTTCCTTGGCTTTTCGTCGTCTTCGTCTTCTGCGACTTCTTGCAGGAAGATCTCGGCAAGTTCCTTGTACGACAGCACTTTGATGATGTCGTCAACCTTAATTCCGTGGTCAACGATCTCGTCAGGTAGTGGCTTGGCACGCGGCTTGAAGTCGATACGAGAAGGCGGATACCACTTCCCACGACCCCCCGTTTTCATTTCCTTGAACATAATACGAAGGACATACCCTTCCTCCGTGTCTGCGAAGTATTCGAAGCCTTCCGGTTCTTCTTCGGACATGTCACTGCGAACAGCTTCGTCCAAATCCTTGCCCAGTCCGTGGTACGATGCTTCGAACAGTTGGACACCCTTCTCAGTGTCCGCATGGTCGTAGATCAACCAAAGCTGTCGCTCTTTTGGGAGCAGCGACTTCAACAGATCCTCGTCAACGTCCTGCCCCTTGGCAAGCCGAGCCCACTCTTCGCAGATAGGGCACTTCTCCCGTCGCTTGGCTGGCAGGTGGGCTGTATTGCGAGCTGGACATGCGTAGGAGTCGTTGTTAGGTCCGACCTGTCCATGAACCCAATAGGTTCGCTCGAAGTATGGCTCGCCCACAAGTTCGTACTTCACAGCCAGTGGGTTCTTGTCCGTAGCGGTGAACGGAACAATGGACCAACTCTTCTTGCAGTCCTCTTTGATGCGGATAAGGTTGAGCCCTTTCGGGATCACCATTGCAGCAAAGTCACGTCCCACGTTATGAGTGGCTGCCCGTTGTGCTGACGACAACCGTTGTTTTTTCTTGACCCGGTCTTTCTTCGATGCCATTTCGGCTCCTCTTTTCCTTCGCATGAAATTTAGCCTGCCCACAAAGCAGACCGTACACACCGTAGCGAAAATTCAGGTATGTGATTAGGGGTGTGACCAATACAAACAACCAGAACTGCAAGGTCATTTTTTCCGAACTCCTCCCTTATGACGGGCTGCGTCCTTCCGAATGGATTCCACCCCCTCTCGGGTTGTGGCTATTGTGTCGAAATAGGCTTGACCATGCAACCGTACCAAATCGGACAGGGATGTTTGCTTCGAGTTCACAGCATGGACGTCAGCCCATGCCATATCCACAGCGTAGGTCAAGTCTGAGATGGCTTCCAAAAACTCTGCGACCTTTTCATGATTCGAAACCGCAGACATCACAGCGTCATTGGTCACTTTCATGATCTTGTACTTTCCGGGATACTGCCGGACACGCGACGCCAGTTTTTCCCGGAATAACTTGTATTCCTTTTCCTTGTCAGCGAGTGCTTTCTTGGCTTCTGCCAACACGCGACTATAGTCGCTGACAAGTTGGGGTTGCTTCTGGCATTCTTTGTCCAGAGCATACAAGTCAATAGCAAATGGATTTTTGGCCATAATTTTCCTCCAACACATTGTCGCATTGACGCTGGAAAACTAACCCAAAACAAACAAAATGGTGTTGAGCGTGTTTCCCTTGGATTCCGTCCAGTATTCGAACGGAGAGTGCTCTGTACGCCGTTCATACACACTGAGTGTTTTGGTTCTCTTGTCATAGACGGAGAACAAGCGAACTCCTGCAAAGACCAACTCTGTTACGTTCATCCCATCGTGGGGTCCGCCAGTGAGCTTAATCATACATCACCTTGTAGAGAAACAGTTGTAGGCACGCAAGACCAATCCAGCCTTGCCCGAATCAAACACGTTCAGTTCAAAAGATTCCAGCACCAACGCGGCACGCTTGTGGTCGCTCTTGAGCAAAATGGAACTCGCATAGCCCAATACACTACGTCGCACCGCTTCCGGGTCTTGCTGCACATTGCGAAGTATGGCAGCAACGTCTGCCCACTTGTTTCGCGTGTCAAACAAAGCCCGACACAAGTCAATTGCCGCCGATTCCGCGTCTTGCTTGAACAAACACTCCATCTGTTCTTCTTGTGACGACAAGTCCCTGATTTGATGCAGCAGTACGAGTGCCTTTCTTGCACTGCCCACAGACACGTTCACCAACTTGGTGACTACGTCTTCATCGATAGTCATCTTCTCTTTCTTGCAGACGTAGGAAATCATGTCTTCCAGATGTTTGTTTGACATGGACGCTACGGCAATCTCCGTACATCTCGTTTTAATGGTGGCTTTCAGGCGAGAGGCATCGGTAGTGCAGATTGCAAAGTAAACGTGCGATGGGGTGTCCTCAAGGGGTTTCAGGAAGCTGTCTTGAGCCGCGGCAGTCAACTGCTGTGCTTCGTCGATAATATACATTTTCGCATTGGACTTCAGGGGGCGGAAGCCGAGTTGGTTCGTAATGTCACGAACCATGTCAATCCCTTTGGAGTTGGCTGCATTGATCTCGGACACGTCGTGCGGATCAATACCCAATTCCTTGGCCAAGATGCGGGCCAGTGTAGTTTTGCCACAACCGGACGGACCTGTGAACAGAGTTGTGTGTGGGATGGATTTCTTGTCGATCATCCCTTTCATCTGTTTGACCGCTGATTCCTGTCCGAAAACAGTCTTCAGTGATTGTGGTCTGTACTTTTTATACAATTCCTGTCCTGACATTAGCTCAACCTTCCTTCAATTCGGTTTTAATCGTTGTGGTTCTCTTCCAGCCAGTGCCAAGCTCGATCGTCAGCCCGCTGGAAACAATATGGCGAAGAGCCACGGAAACTTCTTGTCTTACCAATTCCTCCACTGTATGTTTGACTATATCTCGTACCATTCTATCCAAATCTCTTTGAAGTTTGTGATCCACCATCCGTTCGACAGTCGCTTTCGGCACGACAATCCCATCTACGACGGTATCAACTTTCTCTGTAAGTCGTTGTTTTTGCTTTTCTACATGGACGTCAAAGGATTGTTTTGCCGCCTCTGGTTGGAGAAGTTTGTCTACAATGTCGCGAACAGCATTTCGTACCTGAGATTGGTTGACGTTTATAGAAATTCCTTCGCTCATTAGTTCAACTCTACTTTCTTTTTCTCGAACCAAGATTGATCAACTTCGCCCGCTTCCGCTTCAATTTCGAGCGGGACAATCAACCAGTCCCACTCTTCTCGAATCCGTTCCGTCATGATCTCTTTGCAGATGCGTAAGTACCTATCGTACTCTTTCTCAACTACGTCACCAACAATACTGTCATGAATCTGACCAACAACCTTTGTCTTCATTCTCCGCTGTTTCAGTTCCTTCTGTATTTCAATCAGGGACCACAGCAGACAATGGAAAGCACTTCCCTGTACAGGGTGGTTGATAACGTCGTTCTTTTTGTAGATGCCTTCAATGTAGAATCCAGTCAGTGTGCGGTATCCACCAGTTCTCAAATATTCTTTGTACCATTTCTTACGCCACTCGTCATAAACAGGGAATCGCTTGCCCCAGAAGTTGGCTTCTACTTTCTTGATGTGGTACATGAACGAGTTGGAGTCGTGCTCATCGCCAAGTTCCTCAATACCCCTCTTGGCCAACCACTTTGCAACGGGAATTTGTTTGTCCCCCTTGTCGATGGTCATTTTGAACAACTCAATTGCACCCCACAGATCGGGAGCAACTCTCGCCCAGTATGATCCGTAGAACTCTGGGAAGACGTAGCGGTTCTTCGCCACATATCGCAACATCTTGTTTACGTTGGACGGATCGCATTTGTAAATCTCGGCCGCCATGTCACGATGCATGTCTTTTGTGGGGTCGTGAATGTAGGTCAGCATTGTGGGGTCTTGGTGGTAACAAGCCGCCACCTTGACTTCAATACCACCGTAGTCGATTTCCACCAAACGACGTCCCGGTCGAGGGATGAAACAAGATCGCACGAGTTTACTTATCTTCCCATTACGAACTGGCAAGTTCTGGAAGTTGGGTGCCTCGGAACTACTGCGAAACGTCTTTACAATGTGAAGGTTAAAGATGGGGTGTAGGATGGAGTCAATGGTCTCTCGTTCAATGCCCGACAGAAACGTCCCATCGGCTTTCATCAGTTCCGCCCACTCGGTGTAAGCACGAACGAAAGGGTCGTCAATTTTCTCAAGGGCTGTTCTGTCTGTGCTGGCTTTCCCCTTTTTGGTTAAGCCGGTGACTTCGTAGTTGAGTTCCTTGAACAAGACGTGGGCGAGCTGGTCACTGCTGCTGAGTGCTGCCTTTTGGCCGAAACGCTTTCGCCATATTTTCCAATAGGGGTGCTGTCGCATCCATGCTTCTTTTTCCTTGCAGTCTTGCTGAATGGCGATTCGCGTGCGTTTCAAGTAGTCTACGTCAATTCGTATGCCGTTATGCTCTACTTGTGCAAGGGCAAGAGAACCGTCATGGAGAAGTTGGTAGGCTTCGGGTGAACTACACTTACTCATGTTTGGGCCTGTACGCAGTTGAGATGTATGTTTTCAGCAGATCGAGAGATTGTTCTGCTGTGAATCCTTTTTCTAACATGCCACTGTACAAAGCCCACCACATGGCGGGGAACACTTCTCGAAGTTGAGCGGCCATTTGATCTAGTGATGGATCGATCATACTTTCAGTCTTTTCAAAAGAGGATGTCCCATTCGACGCATTTGTTCCTTTGCCACAAGGTAGCAGAGAAGGCTGTCCATTCCGTTGTAGAGGAGCAAATCCTTCATTGGGATTTCTTTGATCGAATTCAATCCGTAGCTTCCGTTGCCCTTCAAGTATTCTTTCAAGTGGTCGTCATATATTGGCTGTCCCAGCAAGACGAAAGCCTGAAACTTCACACTGCTCAAACCCCCGCCACCATTAGACCTTGTCTCATCGTCTGCACCACCCCGGTTGTCGATCGCATGAGCAGCGAGCATGGTATCCCACACCCAATTACGAATCGTGAACCCTAGGACGGCTTTTGACCACCGTTCTTCGTATTTCATGTTCGAACCAATGAAAGCCCCCCGAGGGTTTCGGGAAAGGGCTTTCAGCAGGCCCGGCGCATTGCTAAACCACGGAAAGGCGTAAGTTTCCCGACCGTTGAAAGATAAGGAGCCGCTAACAATCCGTGCGTTGGATTTGTCCGGTTTCAGGCAGACCGTTTCATAATCGAAACCAGCGACGAAGGGCTTGTTTATCCACCGCGACAAAACCTTCTCAAGTTTGCGTTCCGACCATATCAGTTCAATGCGGTCTTGGTAGTTGGGGATTGTTTGCCACGGCGGGGCGTCACACAGTTCAAGTGCGTCGCTGATGTGGCGTTCCATGAAGAACGGTGTGAGGTTGGTATCATCACCATATGGAACGTAAGTCGGACACACCCACGAGTTGATGGTTTGTGCTGGTATTTGATACCCACACCATCGTTCATACAGACCGGCAGACTTTTTCCATGTGAACTGGATGATGGAACGAATTGCTGCTGGACCAATTGGTATGACCACGTTTGGCTGGAGGTCTTCGATAGTACTCTTCAGCTTGAAAGAGCAGTGATCGATTTGCTCGTTGGTCGGTGCTTCGGTTCCGCAGATGATGGCAGAAGTAAAATGGCAGTCGTCCATCGGACTTATGCCATTCTGCTTCAAAACCGTCTTGACCGTTTCCCCCATAGATGACCGCAAGAATCTTCCTGTGGCGTCTTCCCTTTCCGTGATGGGTGGAAGTACGATCAGTATTTTCTTGTGTCCGTCCCCTTGCGGGGAGAGTTTAGGGTTGGCACACTTCTTGTACAGACCACAAGCACCGCATCGGCTTGTGTTCGAGAACTCACGGGATGTTTTGAACACCCCTTCCGGGAAGAAACCAGACATTGGACTCTCTCAGGGTTAAGACTTCGCTTCTGTTGCTTCCCCGAGACAGGTCACGTAGGTGAATCGATTTCCACGGACAATGATAACACGGTCATTGATCTCGATGTTGTTGTGTGAGTTGCAAATACGTTGGAGAAGAGTTGGATCGATGCGGAAAGTTACGTCGTCGCCTTCGTACAATACTTTCTTCCATTCTTTGGACCAGCACCCAACCCCATCAGCCTGTATTTTGAGTTTGCTGTTCTTGATGGTAATGGTCACTTGGTTGTTGTCAGCGTTTTGACCGCTAATTCCCGCTGCCAGTTCCGCCGCTTTTGCGAGAGCCTTTGGGAACTTGGCGGCGGTCCCTTCCTGTTCCAGAAAGCTCTCATAGTTCTGCCAGTCTTCAGAACAACGGCGGCAGGAGATGACAAGCCCCCGGCTGTTCTTGAAGTGAGCCCAGCTAGGGGACAGGGCAATCTCGTTCACGCCCATCGGTACGACATGTTTCATGCTGAATGCACGAACCAGCACGTCTTCCCGGACAGGCATTTTCATCCGGTAGTGACCGTACTGGTAGTTGTCGCTGGCGTCGATACCTTTGCGGAACATATGAACACAAGTCAGTGCCGTCTTCTGCTCGTCCTTGCCACAGCAAGGCAACACCATATCAACAGCGTCACTGAACTGGTCTGGTAGTGGGTGCCATTCCCCCGGTTCTTCCAACGTGTCAATTGGCAGCAAAATGGTGGCTTCTCGCCCAATCCCAATTTGGCGACGTTTGCCATGTACCACAATCTGGTTTTCTTGTACGTCAACGCGGATGATGTCCTCTGTCATCTTCCGCAGTGTTTCGATCAGAGTAGCGGCTTGAATGGCCCCTTCCAACTTGAGGTTCGTTTTCATGCGGCAGGCAATTTCATCATTGAAGGTCATGATATGACCATCTTTGAACACTACGCAACTGCTTTGTTCCACGATGTCACGGGGGGCAAGTCCGGGACTAATGATGTCGAGTTGGGATAGCAGTTCTTTTCTGTTGCATTCGATCATTGTGGTCTTCGTTTTCTTTCGTGACGGAAGAAACGGGTTTTGGTGTCGCCCCGCTTGGTAATGATTTCGAAAAATGTCAGCATGAGGTCACAAGGCTTGTCTTTCAATGCTTGCTCTGGAAGCGACTCGCCGCTTGTAGATCCACTGTAGAACAGTTTTAGTTTCTGCCCCACTTTCGCATTGACGGGCTTTTTGCTTTTGGGTTTAATGGAAACCTCGCACTTTCTTTACCCCCTCTTTGAACGGCCAAGGCCAATCGGGCAAACTGGCAATCATTGCTTCGTAGAACTTGAGGTTTGCAATCTTGCGACTTCCGTGATAGTTGATAACCCCCTTCTCAACTCTCTTGCCCTCTCTGTCATTCTTGCCAAGAGGGACGTCGATCAACTCCAGCCAGTTGCGAACCACCCGCTGCTCTTCGTTACTCATGGTGGAAAAGTTGCGTCCCTTTTTGTGCTTGGTTGGAGATTCGCAACTAACATTTAGAGTGTAGGGAGATGCAAGGAAGTTGTAGTGCCCCTTCGTTTGTCGCGGGATATAAAGACGACCGAACGCACCAGCCTTTGCCCACGATGCGGAGTCAACACTATACCACGGATAGCGAACAAGCAACTCGTGTGCTGTCATTGCAAACCCGTGGGTTTTGACTAGTGGCATTCCGTTGGAGTCACAGAGCATCTTGAAGACAGGGTCAGCCCACGCGAAGTAGTTCTGTTTCGTAATCTCCTGTCCGAGCCCCCCGATACCGATGTAGTCATACCCAGCATCGAGGTGCTTCTCTACCCACCTAATGTCCGTATTGAAGTGGATAACAGGAACCGGGTTGAGTCCCCATTCCTTTTCCATATACTTCAAAACACGCCAGCTCTTCTTTGGGTGGAACAACACGTCAACAGTCGCATAGTAGTCGATTGCGTGTTTGTAGTCGATGATGAACTGGCAGTAGGTGTCAACGTAGTCCCAGAACTCTTGCGTGTCATAGAACTCATAGGATGTTGTACGCTTCTTTTTGAAGGTCGTGGGCATTTGACGTCTGATGGCAAACCGTTCCATCGGAGTCATTGCGTCCATGTGGGCTTTGATTTCTTCTCCAATGGAACCATGATGCCCAACGTACTTGTTGTACAGAGAGTGAGCCCCGGAGTCTAGGAAGAACTCGTTGATACGTTCTTCTGCCCGTTCCGTCTTTGTCTCGCGGGTCTTCGTTGGGTATATTGGAGTAGCTGTCATACTAGAAGATCCATTTCAACTGCCATCCGAGCCCACGTCATGTTGTGGTGCCCCAAAACGTAATCAGCGATGGCGTCCTTCATCTGTATTGTTTCGTGTTTGCACAGATTGATGATTCGGTTTGACACGTCATTGACAATATACCCTCTGTCCATAGTGGGGTGGAAAGGATACAGATGATTGGCATAGGGACCAAACACTTCTGGAAATGATCGGTAGTTTGGATAGACAGGATAACAACCGAACGAGAGGGCTTCAAGTAAGGAATAGCTCACCCAATCCTGAAGACTGGTGGACAGTTGAAGTTTTGCGTGCTTCAACCATTTGTAATACGCCGCTTTTGTCAGGTTGGTCGCAAGTGTCAGTTTCCCCTGAAGGCCCATCTCAATTGCTCGTGACACTGCGGAGTCGTCATCGCTCCGCAGGGGTCCGCCGCTGCACACAACAAATTTGATGTTGCTGCTCTTTTTGAGTGTGGCTTCTACGATGTCCATGAATAGGTGGGGTTGCTTTTCGCGGTCAAACCTCGAACTGAACACAACCGTGTTGCTTTTTGAATTGGGGATGAGGTAGTTCAGTGGGACAGTGGATACCACTTCTTCTGTGGAAAAAGGATGACCGCAGTTGACGACATATGCGTTGTCGTATCTCACATGCAATAATTCAGCCAGAGTGTCGTTGTTCACAAACACTCTGTCGTACAGGCGGGCAAACCCATGTTCGATGTGAGAAGCCCATCGTCTTCTGTCCCACATGAAGTCAAACATGTCCACAGATTGAGCGTGACAAAAACTATACAAAGACGGGGGGCACTGTGCCTCAGCAATGGCCTGCCCGATCATTTCAAGACCGGGGTGCCAGAAGTCGTCGAAGTAAATCGCGTCAGAGGACGTTATAGTTCCGTCAGCAATCATCTGTACAAGTTTTGACGTCTGAGCAAACGCCCACTCACAACGTCGTACCGTGTTGATAACCTTTCCCCCGGCAAGAGACGCTTCCACTGTTGGGTTTGGCCCCTCTATGCGAACGTACGGGATCTGTGCTGCTTTCCAGTTCCGCTCATTCCAGCCGGTGTTGGCTCTTGAGAGCTGTTCTGTATAGCGACCCTGTAGTGGTTCCAAAGGGACGTAGAAGAGACGTCGTCCTGTCGGGGTAAGGTTGTTCACAGCCGATTTCCTTAGTAGTGGAGTTTAGCGTCTTGTTCGAACAACGGGTCATTGGTAGGGGTAGCCCAGCTTTCGCCGCAGTCGTCGTTTGCCAAAGTCCAGACGATGTTGGTCGCCGTCACCTCTTTGAAGAACACATGGGGTCCATCAGGGATGACTGTCCGGTCTTCTTCTGTCTTCGGACATACGACACAGAACATAAGACCTTCCAATGGACATGGGATGTAGTACTCCTCCTTCCATCGACGCAATTCAACCCAGATAAAGTTAAACCGTGATAGGAAGCGTACTCTTGCTTTCTCAATCACAGCAATCACGGATTGAAGGTTTTCGCACGGTCGGTTGTCCGCACCAAAGTAAATGTTGCGAAGCTGATACGGGTCTTTTCCCGAAATAGCGTCGAGCATCTCCAACACTTCTTCCTGTGGGGTATCCCCCGGAACGAAGATGGTCTCAATCCCCCGGTGCGGGCCTTCGGCTTCTGTTCCTTTGAAGATTGTGGCGGGGAATCGTCGGTTTGTCGCTTTGGAAGGGACGACGTCATCGATAGCCAGAGAGGACATGTCATCATAGTCCAGGCACTCTGCCCCGTTCTCTCCGTCTTCCATAACGGTTGCAGCCCACAGACCAAACCGTTCGCACAACTTCCTTGCGATGGTTTCGCAACTGTCATCGGAGCAAGTATTGAAGTCGGTGCAATCGTCTTCGTCAGTGACTGATCCAATTCCGTACTCGCGACTCGCCCACGTTTCCATTTCTCGTTTGAAGGCAATGATCTCGATTTGGCGTTCTTCGTGATCCACTTCCTTGCGGGCTTCCACTTGGAACATGTGACGGTGGGGGTATCGCAAGTAACGATGTTCGTGAGGGGCGGCTCCCCACTTGTGCCACCCTTCAAACTGAAACCGCATTACAACAGATGTTGACTTCGGCATGACTACCCTTTGTTAACGAAGGAGAGAAATTCGTTCCGTGTTTGTGCGTCCGCCTTGAACGCACCTGTTAAAGAAGATGTGGTCATTACCGTAGAAGGCTGACGCACACCCCGACACCCCATACACATGTGGTGTCCCTTTAGCACACACGCCGCACCCAACGGCTTCAAATATGTTTCCAACGCTTCCGTGACTTGTGACGTAATGCGTTCTTGATTCTGGAGTCGCTTCGAGAACGCCTCTACGACTCGAACCAGTTTACTGATACCCACAACTTTCTCATTGGGAATGTAGGCGACCCATGCTTGCCCGTAGAAAGGCAACATGTGGTGTTCGCACATGGATTGAAATTCGATGCCTTCAAGAATAATCATCTCTGAGTATTCTTCGGAATCGAACTGCGTAAACAACAAGCCGACGTCTGTGTCGTATCCGGCGTATAACTCTCGCCATGAACGAATAACTCGGTCTGGTGTGTCCAGCAACCCTTCTCGTTCAGGGTCGTCGCCGACCAAAGTAATCATGTGACGGATAGCTCGGTCGAGTCCCTGTTCCTCGGCCTGTTCGACGATGGTCCACTTTGGTGAAGTCCGCGGATCTGTCTCAGTGAAGCCCATCAATATGCGAGCCTGTTCTTCTGGCGTTGCATCTTCGGGGATACCATCACGGATAAAGGGATCTCGGGCTTCTGGTATATCTTCGGAAGTGTCTTCCGTGCACATATGGGGCTTTCTGGTTGCCCGGCTCCGTTGTTTCGGTTCCGGGGGTAGTGGTTTTAAGGTTGTGGGTAATTGTCGCTGCGACAGGGCTTTTACGGAAGCTGCACGATTTTGTGAACTTGCAGACACAAAATGTAATTGAACTTCAGACATGACGCAATACAGGCGTCAACGTTGAGTCCGTTGATCGCAGTGTCGAGGTTGTCTTCTGGTTGAAGATAAATGCGGTCACTTTTCGCTGGACGGAATGGTCGTACGTTTTGGCCAAGTACGGACAGGGGAAGTCCATCGGCATCAGAGACATGTTCTGCATTCATGACATACTTATATGACACGATGCTCGGATCAACTTGCAACCACCCACGATGAATTTGGGCTGTCTTCGGACAGATCACAAAATGTAAATTTCTGTTGGGGTGGTGGTCATCTGCAAAGTAACCAACCCAATCGGGGCAGATCGTTCCGTTTGATTCAATTTGAACGGTATACCCTTGTTTTTGGAGAACTTCAACAAGTCCTGAGAAGTTCTGTCGGAAGGGCTCTCCGCCACTGATCACAACAAGTCTTGACTCGCTTTCGAAAATGGGCTGTACAATTTCGTCGATTGTCATCATGCGACGCCCCGTTGTGTAGTTGGTGTCGCAGTTGGCACATTGCAGGTTGCATCCAGCCAAGCGAACAAACACCGCTGGGTGTCCTGTGAATGGTCCTTCTCCCTGAATGGTGTGGAAGATGGAATGAACGTCCAGTACGTTCGGATCACTGTTCGTTAGCGGTTCTCTCGGTTGATTGTTCATGCCCTCGTCTCCTCTTTGCTAGTTTGAATTCCCATTTGGTTCTGTCACAAACACTACATCGTTGTTCGTTGTCAACAAACACACACTCGCACCACTTCACACCTTCATCAAACAACACGGTGTCCCGCTCCCAATCCTCTTTGGTGTAGGACACGGTTGAAGTGGTGGTCTCTTTCAGTTCCAGCCGGATAAGCCCGAACCCCATCTTTGTAATGATGCCGAACAACGTGTAGCACACATTCTCGACGGATGTTGCACGGGGGAGAACTACAATTTTTAGTGCTTGCTGAGTGTCTCGCGTGAATGCCATCAAGTAAGCGAGAAGTGGATCTTCCACATTCATTAACAGAGCATGATCCCAGTCGGCCTTCAACATTTGTTCGATTGTATCGAAGTTGGAGAACAGGACTGATATGTTGGGGTCGGTTTGGTCCCGTACAACATCAAACACTGCCTTCAAATGATAGGTGTGTCCATGAACGTTGAAGCACTTGTCCTGTAGCAACTCATTGCGGTGTGCCGCATGGAAGTGATAGAGTTTCTCGATCTGCATGGAAGTGCCTTAAAAGAGTGGTCACGAAAACAGCCAGCAAGTTGGATTGCTGGCTGTTTGTCGGAAGTGCATCAAAGACGTGCGTTTACTCGTCTTTGGCTTTCTTCGGAACTACGAAGCGGTCCTTGTCGTCCTTGGCCAGAATGCCGTCGGTGACAAGACGTCGCAAGTGGTCGCGTACACGGGAACGGCTGATGTCTTCGTCGGCCAGTGCTTCGACAATCTGATCCATCGTGAGCGGCTTCTTGTTTGCAAAGAAGACAGCGTTGATCCGTCCGGCAGACGACTCAGGACTGGAGTTCCACTTGTCGCGTTCGGCGGACTCTTTCTTCTCTTTCTTCTTCTCGGGCTTGGCTTCGCTGTCCTTCTTCTTTTTCTTGCCGGAAGTTTCTTCCTTCTCGGCCTTGCCCTTGCCCTTCGCTGGGGCTTCTGCCTGCTTCGCAACGGTCGGATCGTCGCCCGTGATCTTGATTTTCGCGTCTTCTTCGATGGCGGCAGCCAGAGAGGCGGCAAGAGGATCAACATCATCCCCCTCGGTCATCGTGTCGATGTTTTCTTTGAGGAGTTCCATGAGGCGTTCGTTGCTGAACGGCTTGTTCTTCTTGGAAGTCCCAATATCGTGCTTGTTGAGAAGAGCCACAAGGGCTGGACGGGCGACTTTCATAGTTCTTGTTCCTTAGTCTGGTGTAAAAACGGTTACGGCCAATTGGCCTACAAAACATAGTCGTCGAGATGGCAATTTACCACAAAACTTTTTCCTTGCAAGCTGATTGGCAAGGAAAAGGGAACAGGGATTCCCTGTTCCCTTTCACGAGAAGCGGAAACGTGTTGAGTGATTACTCCGCTTCTCGTTCTGCATCTTCTGGGGGATTTGGTTCGGCGGATGGGATTGGCTTGTCCAGCAGTACGGCTCGCAAGTACCCGACTTCTGTCTTGAGTTCTGCCACAACTCCCCGCAGTGCCCGAAGCCCGCCCATCATGTCCGACAGCAGAGCAATCTGGGTAACTTTGACTTTCTTGGTCTTCTTCGGCTTGTCTCTCTTTTCTGACTTGGCTTTCGCCATAGTGTCCTCACATGTCTAGTGGTGAACGGAAACCTAGAAAAATAGGGATGCGGGGTTTGTTCAAACTCCCCATCTCCTGATACTTGAACTTAATCAACTTGCCGATGTAGGCTTGTTGGTTGTTCCAGACTTGTTGTCGCAGTGATTGGTCTAAACCTCTCCCAGTCCCAATCGAGAACTCCTGTCCTTCGAAGGGATGCCCTACGCCTTTGACTAGGAACTTACCCAACGTAGAAGCACCAACCATTCCTTCTTTCTTGCTGCTTCTCTTGCTGCGACCGAGTTCGTTGATAGTGGCTTCATTGGTATTGTGAAGCTGTTCCTCGAAACCAATGATGATTGCCTCGCTGTCTCCCATTGGTTTGAGCTTGAGCATGATTTGCTCTCTGATGGTACTGCGACCGAGTTTGTACTTTCCATGTGGGCTTCTGAGAATCAAACCTTCATACCCACGAGACAGCATAAGTGCGTAGTAGGCGTGAAGTTCTTCTACAGTGTAGATGAGTTTCTGCTGGACTCTGACGCAGAAGTCGGGCAGTCTTCGGCTCTTCAAATCTGTATGACGGGCACGGAACGAAAACTCAGGACCGTCTTCCCTGGTCGGTACGTCAAACACGTGGTAAGTGAAGTCGGGCTTTCCGCCATGTGACAGGAAAGCAGACTGACAGTGCTGGAACGTGGTGCCAGTCATCAACTCCCCATCAACATCGAATAGTTCGGGATGGGCTTGAATTGTTTCGCGAACGTGTTTGTTTGGGAGTAGTTTCATCGAGCGGGTAAGGACATCTCCGCCAAGACACAAGCATCGTATACCGTCCAGCTTTGGACTTGCGACGCAAGGAAGCACTACGTCATCAATGGTTGCGTCAGCAGCAAGAAGAGGTCGAAATGGTTTCATTTGATTGCTTTCGAGTCAAAAATAGAGACCGAACATGTTCCTGTTCGGTCTCTTCTGAAAGAACACACGTCAGGGTGGTTTCCGGCAAGAAACCTTTTCCAATTGGAGGGGCAGTTCCCTGATGCCCCTATCTACTAGTCTCACAGGTTGGGTATTCCACAACCATAGTGGTTGACGTGTGGCGTCTCTTTTGCCGCTTGCCAGCGGGCTTTACAGTTGCGACGGCTTCTTCGCTCCGCGTCGGCAAAAGGTTGGAAATGCATTCATTCCTTGGTGTAAGGAAACTTGCTTCGAATGTGCTTGGTGAAAAACTCACCAACAGATTCGGCGGAGATGAGTGCGTTGAATGTTCCTTTCGGAACATCGGTGTAGATGTAAGCGACGTTGTTGTGGAAAACAATACGAAGCCGAGAAGAACGCTCTTCATATCCAACTTCTTTCAGGTTGGAAGATTTGACAGATTGCATGTGCATTACAGGGTCTCTTTTGGTTTCACAGTAGAAAGGTCTTGCACCCACGTCGCCGTGGTGGCGTGTCCTCTAGGAAGTCCGTCTTCTTTCCGAAACAACAACCCACTCTCAGTACGCCATTGCGACTTGCACACTGCCAGATTGACGTTTCTGGTTTGCTTGGTCGCTAGATGACGTATGATACCAACGTGGTCGTAAATGTATTTGTTTGCCATTGGAGTTCCTGTTGGAAAAACAGAGAGAGCTGGTTTGATTCCCGAGCCTCTCCCGTGTCGGGAAGCGTTCGTGACTTGGCCGGAACCTATCGCCACGAATCCAGCTTTCTCTGGGGAGTATTAGTTATGCATTGCAGTTCTCCCGGTCAAGCGTTGTGGTCGCCTTTCTGAAATTGCTGGCGTGTTCTACCAAACAGTCGTCGTGATTGGCAATTACGGTTTATCTTTTTTTCGGAACTTTCCCAACATCTTCCTGCCCCCATTCCCGGCCTTTGGACCCCATACAGCCATCATTGCTGGTCGGTAGGTTGCCAAGTCGGAAGCAACATAGATGAACTTGGATAAAGACCCCGATCGGCGGAAGACATACTTCAACTTGAACACACCTTCAAATTCTGTCGGATCAATACCGATCTCAGCCGAGATGAATGCGTTCTTGGTCTTGGATTCAGTGAAGCTACTTTGACCAATCTCGTTGTCATACGTTGCGGCATCTGTCTGGGTGGCTGTGATCAAAGCAATGCCGTAAGACATGGATAGCGTTCGCATGTCGCCCCATATCTCAGTGATGGCATGGCGGTTGTCACTGTACTTAGATTTGGAGGGACGCAATATGTCGGCATAGTCCACAATGACAACGTCAATCCCAATGCCTCTCATGGAGAGGTTGTCCAATATGGATCGCATTGTATCAACAGCCAATGTGCCTCTGGGAAAGTTGCGGGTGAATAGCTTTCCCTTGAACATCGATGCACATTTGGCCTTAACCTTGTTGAACTGCTTTTGGGTGATGCCTACGGTGTGTTCTATTTCATCATGGTTCGCATGAAGAGAGTCTCCGTCCATGTACAGGTCGGTGAATACAAGTTGGGAGGACGGAACATCTTCGCTCCCACGGAACGGTCTCTTGAGCATTCGTGCCGCATATCGGGTAAAGATTTGATCTTCTGTCATGTCCCCGGCGTCAAAGTATAGCACTTTCTTTTTGCTGGTAAGAGCGGCAATGGTGCATTCCAAAAGCCACTGCGACTTGCCTCTCTTTTCTGGTGCGGCAAAGGTAGTGAAGGTGGCGGGAGCAAAGGTATCATCGAAGAACGCATTTACTACATCATCTTTGAAACTAAATACCGGATAGATGGATGCTTCTGCATTGCGTGCGACTTCGGGGTTCTCAAAGAAGTTGTCATATTCGGGCTCTCTCGCCAAACTGACAGCCACAGCACCCGGAACAATGTCTGAGATGAGCTTGGCCGAAGAACTCCCACCAACCCTGTCAGACGCAATAAGCACTTGCTGCCGTCGCAGCACATCTTCTGTAAGGTCGAACAGTTGGTCTTTGTGGAACTTCGCAGCCTTGTAGGCTTCCTGAGCCCTTTCCATCAAACCAGAAACAAGCTCGCATTTTTCTGTTCCGCCGGATTCTTCCTCCCACGGTTCGTAACAAGTCGTGTAGAGTATTTTGGCACCCGGAGCCCCCTTCTTCTCCCGGTAGTGATCAACAGCCCACGATACGATTCGTTCATGACTCTGGGACAGGAACAGGTCTTCCTGATACTGGCTTTGCCACATGGAGACGGCATGACATATTTGATTGTCATTCATGATGGCACCGATGACCACCAGTTCTCTAACCTGATCCCTGTTACGCTTTATCTTCACGTCTCAATTTCTCCTATTATGTCGTTAAACACCCTGTCACGTATGGCAGGGCTTGCCGTGGTTTTCTTCAACAGATTGGTGAGGTAGGTTTTAGCTGGGTTGCTCACCTGCACACAATCATCTATCTGAACGAGAGCTATGTTGTTCCTCCCACACAAGTGACCTTTCCATCCTGTTTCCGACCATTCCCTAAGTCGCTCCAGATTGATCCCCATCTGAACCCTGTAGGTTTTCTCGCTCACCAGATAGGGATGGACACTTCCAACGCATTCTGACATCTTTGTACGGTTTGGGTATGGGATGTTGGTCAAACTCTCAATCACCCTGTTAATCAACTGATAACTGTCATAGATGGCACGTTGCATTTGATTGGGGTGAATGGACACTACCATATCTATCACGTCTTCGTACTTCTTTCGGAAGTGATCAATGTCTCCCTCTATGGCTTCTCGGTAGTCTTCGTAATCTTCTGGGAGTTCGTACTTGGACTTCTTTGGCTTGTCTCGTTCCATCCAGCCAACTATCCTATCCCACTTCTTTCCAATCGACGATGGCGATTGGACGGCTTGGCATAACCAATCCTGTTTTGGGATATTCTCCATAAGCCACTCGAACACAAGTGGGAATTGTTCTTTATGTCTGTTCGCTATGCGTTCCAACTCGGTAGACCACTTCGCTAGCGAAGTGCGTTTGCCGACTACTTTCTTCCTGACAACTATGTAAAAGCGACGGGCCATTTCGTCATAGATGGGGTTGCTCTCTTTTTTTGAAAAGATTTCGTGAAACCCAATCATATTGGATATCCTTTTTACTTCGTCTTCTTTCAACTCACCCAGAAAAGAATTTATTCTCTTCTTGTTATTATTTATATGTAGTATAAATACATATTCCCCATTTTCAGTAGGGATCAAGGTCCATTTACTTCCCTTAGGTATGTCTCTTTTTTCATAATAGATCGACAGATTTACGCGAATAACCGGCAAATTTGCCACTTCTCCACCTCTTGCGAAGTGTATTGTCTTTTGTTCCTTTGCGAACTGTCCAGTAGGGATCAGGAGGTCCCTGCTTTTCCATTGCAAAATACACGTCTGAATTAAACCCACATTGCGAAGTGTTTTTAGGTTTTTTTCAATTAACTTAACGCTGTATGACGTGCGTTTCATCCGAACACCCAAAAGGAACCCCATTTCCGTAGCGGACAGTCCACAAGGAAATCCCTTTTTGCCGTCATACTCTGCAATTATCCGATACAACATCACTGCTGACGGAAGTCGTGGGAGTATGTTTATCACTTGTTCCAGTGTTGCTGGCATCACACGACTCTCTTCAAATACCCAGAGTCGCCTTTGAGGCTGTGATGTAGTGTATACGACCACTTTTGTATTGGCGGTCCTTCTTTTTCGAAGGACACAAAGTAGGAAAGAACTACGTTTCGATCGGAGTCGAGAATGACGTCTACCACAGACATAAGGCCCACTGACATCAGCACATTTTGCCCGCTCTTAATGTCTTCGACTTTCATTGATGGGACCGAACCATACACTACGGGTTCTGGGAGTATTCCAGTATGCGATGACAGTCGGGGGTACTTGTCTTTCTCCAGTTTCTTCAAAAGGATTTGAAGTATGTTCCACATTGCGAGAGCGAGTTGTTGGCTTTGTTTCGTTGTCATGTGCGTTCCAGTCATAAGAAAACCCCGGCAGGATCTCGCACATCCCACCGGGGCTTCTTTAACACTTCGCAGTGTTGTATTAGTATCGTCTTGGATGTGCGAGATCCCCTACGATTGAAAATGGTTTGCTGGTGTTGGGCCATTGTACTGTCTTGCGTCCGCCTTGCAACCCCGAATAAAGCCCCCGGCTCCTTAAATGGCGGCATGGGTAAGCAAAAGCAGGACGACAACCACCCCTAGAACCAGAACACCCACTGGAAGGCCGAGACTGGCTCGGTTTCTGTGGGTTCCATGCGTTCCGCCGCTTCGGCAAACACCTTCGTTTTTTCGGCAGTTGTGTCGAGTTTCTTGCCAGTGAAGCAAATGCTTCGTTCATGCGTGCCAAGCTTCGCTGTAAGTTCGGACCCAGATTGGAGACAGCATGTGAAATGCGTATCGAGGGAAATACACCCGGAAGCAACACACAAGGGTCTCCGTCGATGTGGAACAAATACCCATGACCTGCAAAGAACCCCTCTCCTTGATAAGTGATAGCCCCGGAGAGTACCAGTTCATATGTTTGTTCTAGTACTTGCATGTCGGCTTTTTCGAATGCTTCCTTGTCGCTGTCCATGTTTGATGCAATCGCATTTCGCATGTTGTGCAGAAGACATTCACGTTCTTTCATCTGGCGGGGAACAACTACCCCGTAGTTCAAACCACCAAAGTCTCTGGTACTCATGGTCATTGCAACAACCCCCTTACTTGACGTAGTTCTTTTTTGGACATGTCATCTGGATCGGCAGCGTCAATCTCTATGCTGTAGGTTTCTCCGCCGAACCCTGACAGTTGCTGGACAAGAGATTGACTGTAACGCTCTGCCCCGTGGTCAAACAAAACATATCTCTTAGCGTACCTTCCCATTCGTACAATTTGAGCGGGCGTCGGCCTTGTCCCAAACGTACAGACAGTTCCCGGTCCAATTCTCCATGCTTTGGTTGGGCCTTCGACAATGATGATTGTGGTTCCTGCATAGTCTTCACCGTACAACAATTCCTTATGACTAATCCGTTCGTGTTCTTTACCCGCCGAGATATACCGAATAGATGCGTTGTCCGCAATAGATCTCGTTGTCCAACTCGACACAACTCCTTTTGATTCTATTGGAATGAAAAGCCTCCATGCCAGATTGACCATACCTCTCGATGTTTTGCATTGACCGTCAAGACCAAGACCTTTCACACCCCACACCCGTTCAATGGTGTCGGGATTGAAACGCCGCTCCCTAAGGTATTCTCTGTGGCAACGTTTCATAGGGGCAAGTCCTTTTGGCAGATTCAGAACCCCTGTGACTTCCTCTTTCTCGACAACTCGTTCTCGCGGGAACTTGTTGATGATGGTATGCAGATTGGCGTCTGTCTCTCGTGCCACCATTTTCAGTGTTTGGAGAAGTGGATGCTTGCCACACTTCCAGCACGATACGCGAGGCCAACTCAGACAGAACCCCATATGAAAGCTGTCGTTGCCCCCGCCACAATAGGGACAGTGTATTTGCACCCAACCTCTTCGCGTGTGGTTCCCGCTGGTCCTATACTCAATTCTGTACTTTTCACAGAACGCAATGAAATCCATTTCGCCTCTCATACTGAGCAACTTTCTTCGTCATTTTCCGGGGCAATGAAGGGGGGCTTGTTCTTTACCCGTTCGTGTTCGTCGAGGATGGTTCTTGCCGTTTTGATGGCAATAATTACGTCAACGATGAACCACAAACCAAAAGCCAACATGAACAAAATATATCCGTTTGGGAATGCAGCAGTCATCACATATCCTTCATCATAGAGGCCACTTGCCAACGTTCGTTCTTTCCATCATCCAGCACAGTATTGAGGGTGTCGTCTTTCTTTGCAATGAGTTTCGCAATCTTGCCCTCGATGCTGCCCTTTGCTACCAAGTAGTAGATGAATGATGTTTCCTCTTGTGTCATACGGTGAACACGGTCTTCCGCCTGCTTCACCCCACCCGGTGTCCAAGGGAACTCACAAAACGCAAGATGATGAGCAACAGTCAGTGTCAGTCCGACTCCCGCTGCAACCGTGTTGCACACCGCTAGGCGACACCGTGGATCTTTTTTGAAGCGATCTACTGCGTCCTGACGCTTCCGTCCCGTAATCTCGCCATTGATTTTGACTGCTATCTTGCCGAACTTTTTCATTACCTGATGAATTGGATCGGTGTGGGAGAACATGAGAACCAACTTATCATCGCTCTCTGATAGAAAGTTCTCCACCCATTTGAGGATTGATGGCAGTTTGGCTTCAACGCATAGTTGTCTGTAGTGATTGACCTTCACAATGGATAGGGACTTGGATGCCTTGACAAATGCACTCAGTCCCTTGTTCCTCTTGTACCACCCCTGAAAGTCTCGTTCCGCTTTCAGGTAGTCGCTGTTTTCCTCGAAGGGTAGTGACACCACTTGCCTCACTTTTGGTGGGAGTACAATGGTGTCTTTCTTCAGTCGGCGAATCATGCAATACTTCTTCGCCTTCTTATGCAGCACTTCCAGATTGCGTGAGCCGTTGTACTCCAGCTTCCCATTAACACTCCGCGGCTCGCAATGCTCGACAGCATAGGTCCAAAACGATGGCCATATGTCTGGACGGAGAAAGTTGAGAACAGGCCAGAGTTCTGCCGCCTTGTTGGTCAATGGTGTTCCTGACAGGGCGAGCAAGTTATGTGATCGTTTCCTGATAGAAGCGAAGTTGTGGTACGCTTGCGACGTACGGTTGGAGATGGCTTGGCACTCATCCAGAATTAGAGTGGTCGGTCGCAGCTTCCGCAAAAGAGGAAGCCAAGCCTGCAAAATTTGGAAGTTGAGAATGATGAACTTGTGTCTTTGCAGGTGTCGCTTCTGGTGGGATGTGTCCCGGCCTTCAAGAACAAGAGAAGGACTATCAAAGTGTTGTCGTATTTCCTGTTGCCAGTTGTACTTCAACGCGGCCGGACAGATGATGACAACCGGCCACTGTTCGTTCTCCACAATCCACAAGAGAGATGTGTAGGTCTTGCCCAGACCCATTTCATCACTCAACAATGCATCGCCATTAAATGCACTTATTAACCGCACGCCTTCGCGTTGGTGTGGTAACGGCACTGTTTTTATTTTCATCTTGTCTTTCCATGATTTGAATGATAACCCAATTTTTTGATTGCTGCTTTGCGTGCTTTGATTGCCTCTTCTAATGTATCATACACACCAATGTGGCACTTCCCAGCTCTTACTTGCCACCGTTTCGAAGACATCTTGTATTGGATACCGGCATGACCTGATGTGTTGTTTTTGAATAGTTTCAAGTTCCGTGAATTGACAATACGTGTGGCAGGTCTTAAATTGTCGATTCTGTTGTTCATGGGATTTCCGTCTTTGTGGTCAATTTCTTCTTCCGGCCAACATCCTTTCGCCAACACCCACACTAAATGACTACCAGAATACTTAACACCATTGATAGTCACATACAGGTATCCACGGTCACAGTAACTCCCCGCTGGTTTGCGAAAACCCCTAGTTCCTTTTCTGGTACGCTTCCATAGAAGGATTCCCGTTTCGGGTTCGTATAATAAAGACGCCATGATCTTTTTAACCGAAGGTCTTTTCATAGCACATCGCCATTGAACTTCGAGATGAGCTTTACACCCTTTCTTTGGTGTGGGAGTGGTTTTGTTTTAACCTTCACTTTGCACCCTTCTCTGTTCGCAGATGGCGTCGTCTTCTGCTTTGGACTCTAACTCGTGGCACTTCACCTGCAACGCTGTCAGTGCCGCTGCTTCTCTGTACGCTGCATGGTAGGACAGGTCGTACTCCTGTAGCAGTCGTTTTTGATGGTCCGTCAGAGCCCTTCCCATTGCGAGAAGGGCTCTTGCTTTCAGTTCTGGTGTTTCACCAGTGATGGTTAGCATGGACACAATACTGTCCAGACTGTCCCACTTCTTACTCTGTCGTTGTCTTGGTGTCACAGGCTGTCACCGATCTCTTCCCAGAGTTCTGCGAGCTGTTCGTTGGACCATCCATACAAACGGCGGGCGGCTGCCATCAAACTAATACGCTTCGGAATGCATTCTTTTGTACAAGCCACGGTAGCAGGTGGGGAGATGGCCAACTCTACCAACTTGCGGGCATCTTCGGAGAGTTCTTCCATGAGTTCAGACAGAGAGAACAAACTGACTACTTCTGACAACGC